CCTCAGCGACTTCAGCCTCTGGTGCCGAGTGCAAATAGATGAACCCGAGTACGTCGGCCATTCGCGTTGTCGGTGCGGTGAGGATTTCGTTTCCGGTCAACTCGAGGAGAGCGAACGTCTGAAGGGTCAGCGGTCGGCATGGAATCCCCGCGATTGATTCTGAGGTGTTCGAGGTGCCTGTGATGAGGTGTTGGATGTCGGTTAGCATGGTTATGGTTAGGTGAAGGATTTGAAGGTTTTGAGAGCTTCGGGAAGTTGCTCGGTCGGCGCGTAGAGAATCCCGCGCCTGAGCTTCTGCCGGGTCAACTCCTGCGAGGCCTGAGCGAACGATGCAAGGGTGCTCGCGTTCTCACAGATGGCGACTCCGATGTAACTCTGCTCGGGGTTTGCGGCCTTGCGCACCCGGTTGATTTCGTCGCGAACTTCTAGGCAGGAGTGGATGATGGCCAGTTCCGCGAGAACTCGAAAGTCGATGCCCTCGGGAGTCTTCCCTCGGGTCAGCGTGAAGTAAGCGTTCGCGATGGCGTCGGCCTTGATAGCGATTTGCGGTTCCCCACCGAATCCCTTCCATGTTCCCGCGATTGCGAAGTGGAATGTCGTGCGAACCTCGGTGTCTCCGTTCGGGAGTGCTCGACGCTCGACTGTCACAGGGTTCTCTGCGTGAGGCGGGATTCCGATGGTGGCCAGTGCGACGGCGAGTCGCTGGTTTCCCGTGGTGTAGAAAGAGGTGATCATGGCAAGGTGAGAATCCGGTTTTGAAAGGAGACGCGACTTTGCCCCGTCGCTCCCGGTAACTCCTCGGGGGTTGGGTTGGTTAAGCGATTGACGCGAACGAGACCGCCGTGACGGTTGACTTCGTCATGTCTTCGGAAGATTCGACCGATTCCGACGAGGTGACGAACACAGCACCCTCAACGAATCCCGAGATGAGCGATGGAAGTGTCGCAGTGTCACCGACGTTCGGTGATGTTGCTTCGTAGGTCTCAAAGTTCACTTCGTCCTTGATGGCGTAGTAAACGACCGCACCGAATCCTCCGTTACCGTCGGGGATTTCCTTCTTTGAGGATGATTTGTTGACGCTTGCGGAGGTTAGCAAGGTTGGCGCGTTGCCTCCCGTTCCGAACGTCACCGCTGTTCCCTTAATGATTTCAGCCATTTTCTTAAGTGGTTTGAGATTAGGTCAATCCTGCGTAAAGCGTCTTCGACACCGTGAGCTTTGCGACGTCTTCCGCACTGAAGGTCCGGTTGATTGAGTCGATGAACGTGCTCGTTCCTGCGGCACTTCCGATTGTCCCGGTGAAACTTCCGCTGATGTAGCCATCAACGGTGATTTCGGTCTTCAGGTTGTAGAGTGCAACCGATTGAACGTCACCGTCTGGTCCGATGATTTCCTTCGATGCCGAACTCTTCTTCGCGTTGTACTGCGTCACCAGCATCCCCGCTTGGGTCTGCGTGGTTCCGAGCGTCCCGTAGTTCAGGGAGTTTTTGTGGATTGTTGCCATGTTTTTAAGTCAGTTGGTAAGCCCATGTTTTAAAGGTGAACGAGTCCAGCTGCACCTCGTCCGCAAAAGTGGTGTTTTGATTCCCCATGACGAATCCGAGCACCTTTGCGGATCCGAAAGAGAACTGGTCGAAGTCAGCGTTGGCCACTGGATTAAGGAGTGCGGCGAGCACATTCTGCCGAATCTCTGCCGACTCTTCGGCGGTGTAGGCATTGCGGTTGACGCGAAGGATGGCCTGACCGTCGAGGATGAAGATTCGCGACCCGGCGACCAGTTCGCGTGCGATCTCAACGCCCACGAAGATGGATGCGGTTTCCTTGACCTCGTCGGTGTCCGACGTGAGCACCTGCAACGTCGCGAGGTCGTCGTCGGCCTTCATGGCCTCGACGATTCCGGTGGCGACATCTGCGAGGAAACTGCTCATTGATCCTGACGAACTAAGAACTCGAGAATGGGGTTCTCTGGCAAACTCTTCACCGTGAGCACGCGATACTTCATCCCGTCGATGGTGAACTGATTGCGCCGAGGGTCCCCACCTTTGCCGAACTCATCAAACGCCGTTCGAGCGATCCGCACCGTCAACTCTCCACCGACGTTCACGCCTCCCTCTTCCGGGAGGGTCGTGTATTCGCTTTCAGAGACCACTGCCTGCACGGTCTCCCCGTTGAGCAGGACAGACGCGCCCATGTTGTTCGCGGCGTTGGCGAATGCTCGGCTGAGTGCGTTGGCGAATGCTGCCTTCATGCGTACGCGATGAACTCGAGCCCCTTGCCCTTGATCTGTGGCAGGAGACCACGCTCATCGTAAATGCCTGCACCCTTCGGAATGATGGTGTCCGGTGGCAGTGCGCTGCCCATCGTGGCGATCGGCCCCGAGTCCGAGTGAACCTTAGGCGCGAGGACTAGGAGACCAGCTTGGATTCCGTGAACCCCGGTGTACCGCTGAACCTGAGAGACGTCTGGAACCATAAAGAAAAAGGGGAGACGGGGTGACCCGTCCCCCCCTTTGAATCCAATCACTTAGGCGATCGTGATCAACTCACCAGCGGTCGAGTCAACGACCTTCTCGGCGGTGTGTTGACGCACCCGAATGACACCCGAGCGACGTGCTTCGTCGCGGTAGGTCTCCACCGTGAACAAGTCGCTGGAGTCAGCGGACCACGTCAGCGTGCGGCCTGCGCCACCTGCTACAAAGTCCCCGCCCTGCACGTTACCAACCCACGCGTAGTTCGAGCCCCAGATGAACCCACCAGAGAATGCCTGACCCTTTTTCGAGGAGTCGCTCGCGGCACTCGCCACTAGCACATTCTGAAGGTTCAAGTTCTGAGCGATCAGAGCGGCGTCGACGTTGCGAAGGTCGCCCGTGCCAACGCTCCCGAAGATGTAGCTCTGCACCTTCGCGTTCTTCCGCATGAGGTTGTAGACCTCCATGTTCACGACGAGGGTGTTGGCCTGAACGCCCTTCTTTGCCAACCGCTCGAGAGCGGCGAGAATGTCACTTACCGGGTCTGACGCGGAGTTCGACCACGCCGTCGAAAGCGAGGACGTGTTGAAGTTGCTGGAGTTGAAGATCGCAGAGGCGACCCGGCTTTCATGCGCCAACTTGATGTTGCGCAGGAGAAGCTTCGCGATGGTCGCCTCGGTGTCGAGGAACCGCGAGAGGTCTGCCTGTTGCGAGTCGTCCACCAACTCTTCCAGCCCACGATCTTCGCAGAGGTAGGTGTCAGCGGTGAACTGACGGCTGATGCGGTTGTAAGACCCATCCTGTGCCCGTCGTGCGGCGTTCGCGTCAACCCGCATGAGGTGAGCCCCTGCGAGATCCATGCGAAGGTATTGACCCGCCTTCGTTGCCACCGACAAGGGAGGCATGACGAGACCACCGATGAGGCCTTGATCGGCCCCGCCCGCCTGAATGACGGCCTGTTGAATGTCACCACGGAGTGATGCGCTTGTGTTTGCGTACATGGTATTCTAAGCGGTTAGGAGTTGGCGTTCACCCCGAGTGCGACCTCGATCACGTCACCGTCAGCGGTTGCGGCTTCGAGTGCGATCCCGATTGCGAGGTTTGCGGATGTCGTTGTTGCAAGCACTTTTCCAGATGCCGCGGGAAACACTGCTGCCCCTGCGCTGATGACGCCCCCGGCTCTCATCTCGTGAGTGCCTGATGCGGTGTTGAGTTTGACCGTGACGATTCCGTTCGCGGGTGCGTCACCGATTGCGACGCCGAGAGCGGTTCCGTTAGGTGCCCCCGCCGCTACGGCGAGGCCAGAAGAGAGGGATACACGCGTTCCGACCGTGATGGCCGAAGCCCCCACGGGGAATGCACGGAACCCTGAGTCATTTTGTGCCATGGTTTTGTGTGTTGGGTTTTATGCTTTGAGGATTCCCTGCGCGACGAGGTGGTTCCTCATGGCCTCGGGGTTTTTCCGGAGTTCGGAAAAGTCGGTGACCTTTGCGGGTGCGGCTTCTTCGGCTTTGATGCCGGGTGCCACGGGTCCGAAAGATTTGATGAGAGTTGTGAGTGCCTCGAACTTGGTTTCGACGGCTGAGAGAATCTTGTTCTCTACGGCCTCGAATGCGGCACCAGCGGCCACCTCTGCGGATGGTTCCGACATCTCAGGAGCTTCGGGTTCTTCGGTCTTCTCCTCCACAACGAGTGCGGCGAGCATTCCCTTGATTTCGTTCACCGCTGCTTCAAGTGCGCCGATTCTGTCATCGACAGAGGGTGCGCTCGGCTCGGCGGCCATTGCTTCGGGTTTTGGTTCTTCCTTCATTGGAGTCTCAACTTTCTCGGATTCATCAACTGCGACTTCAAACAACCCGTCTGGATTTGCTGCTGGTTCATCCACCAAGTCCACCGAGCGGAGGCGTGTGCAACGTGCCATCTGCTGACCATTTGCCGCTTCTGGTTTGCCCTCGAATGCGATGGAAAGCCCCACGGCCTCGGGTGTCTTCTGCGCGAGTTCAAAGATGAAATCCCGTCGGGGTGAGGATGATAGCAGTTCGAGGTCTGCGAGCACCTTGTCCTCCTCGACGCGGAAGTTGGTCAAACGTCCCACGATTTCCTCGACGCCTGAGTCGTGCCCGACCTTCACCTTGATCCCATTCTTCGCCCCGTTGCCGCATTTAACGACCTGTGCGAGCGTGGTGTCATCCACGATGAGGTCGTGCCCCTTCGCGATGCCCTTGGTGATGACGCTGACGCCGAAGATGGTCGATTTCTCGGCGTCGATGCTCGTCGGGTTGAGCGTTTGAAAGCGTGTGGTCTTCATGCCTTTCTCATTCGGGTTTCGAGTTTCCTTTTTTTCGCGTAGTATGCGCGGATTGCGGCGATTGCTTCCTCCTTGGTCTTGTGGTGAGAGACCACCGATTCGTTCGGAATGGTCTTCACCTTGACCCAGCCTGTCGGAGTTTTGCGGACGGCGTAAGGCATTAGCTTTCAGCTTTGTTCAGTCGCTCCACGATTGAGGTTGCCCACGTCTGCCCAGCGTCCCCGCCCCATCCGTCCCATGCTTGACGCCCCTTTCCGTAATCGTCCCACGTTGATCCCTGTTTGTCTTTCTGATGGCGGTCGAAGTAAGCCTTCATGCGGCGAATGGTCTCCTCTGAGACTGGTCGGCCATTGGCTAGGTCTCGCGCCCGAGCGATCCCGACGGGAGTCATCGCACGTTGAGAGGCGGGTTTCTTCGCGCGTTCGCGGAGTGCTCGAGCAGCTGCCGCACGCACGGCCTTCGGTGGTACGAAGGATTCTTCCGCAAACTCGGTGATGTCATCGAGTGCGCTCATCGGTGCGGGTTGCCCCCCGGAGTCTTCCTGTTGAGCGAGGATCAAAGGATCAGGCACGCCAGCGGCGGCGAAGATTTCTGCGCGCCGTTTGGCCTCGTTTGCGGCTTGTACGAAGGCCTCTTCCCAGTCTTCTCCCTTGCTCGCATAATACTCAGAGAAGGTCGTTCCACCCTTCTCAAGTTCAGCGAGTTCGGCGTAGGTTTCGCGCCCGATGTCCGAGGATGGCCACGGTGGAAACTGCCACCGATGCGCTCTCCAGTCGGGGTGCTGTGGAATGAGTCCTTGCGCGATGCCGTAAGCGAGCACGGCCTCGACGATGGGGTCGAGGAGTCGCGAGACGAGAATGGTCTGATACCGTGAGCAGACCCGCGCAGCCTGTTGCGAGTCCAACCGAGCGGTCACGCCACCCAGCTTGCTTGAGTCAATGAAGAACCCGTAAGGGAGACCAAGTGCATCGGCTAGGTGCCGCTGAAGCGATTCAAGGAACCCCGTGAACGTCACCGAGGGACGTGTGGAGATGAACCCTTGCACATCCTCGCCGGGTTTGAGGTAGTGGATGGTGCCGGGTTTGATGCTCTCGATGGCATCGCCCGATGCGGTTTGCGAGTCCCAGCCGAGTCCCTCGCCCGTTGGGGTTTTGATGATTCCCGTCTGGTTCGATGCCCACTTCACCGCGTTTTTCTCCCCCGCGAGGATGTCAACGATGTCGCGGCAAGTCGCAATCGCTGGAGCAAATGCGCTCACCCCTCGGTAGGAGTCGTGACGCTGAGGGTCGAACAGATGCAAACACCGTTCGGCGGGTAGTTCCTGCTCGTCAACGTACTGCGCCCCCATCGAGCGGCGCGTGATGCAGTATGCGGTCGGTCGGCCCGTGGAGACATCGATGCGAATCCCACCCACGTAGTCATCGGTGACGAGTGTCTGGTAGGGATTGCCGATGCGGTCGGCTTCGATGAGTTGCAGCTTCACGCCGTCCTCGGTGAGCGATTTGACGACCAAGCAGTCCCCGTCGCGGACGAAGGAGGAGAAGGCCAGTTGCATCAGCGCGAGGAAGTCAAACCTCCCAGAGACATCTGCGCTTTTGCTCCATGCGTTGAAATAGGTCTCATACGCCGAGTTGACGGCTGGGTCTGAGGTGCGCGATTGGAACCTGAGAGACCCGATGGTGTAGAGGGTGAGTTTGCGAAGGATGCCAGAGACAAGCGGGTGGTTGTTCTCTAGGTCACGCGCCTCCCAGATGAGCTGGATGCGTCCTCTGGTGACGGTTGAGGATTCGGCGTGGTTTGAGTAAGACGAAGGCGTCATCGCCCGACTCTCGGAAGGGTTTGCTCCTTCCCATCGGAATCCTCTGACGGCGTTGCGAATGCGAGAAATGAGTTTCATCTGAAGGATGCGCGGACGCGGTTGCGTGGGGTTGTCCTCGAACGCTCGCGGAGGACGGTCGAACACGCGGCCAACTCCATCGCGATCTGCTGACGGTCACGCTGAGACGATGTCCCCGCCGAAGATACCGAGGTGTACGGGTCCGCGAACTCGGCTTGCAGACGCGCTAGTGCCTCCGAAAGTTGAGTGTCGGTGAAACTGCGAAAGATTCCGATGTAATCGACGGTGTCGGCCATCACTCGTTTGGTTCTTCATCAACCGTCACGGCTGAACTTCCGAGGATTTTGGTCGCGAGTGCGGCGAGCAGCTGGAGCACCTCGCAATCGAACAGGTGGTTGTCTTTGCGGATTTGTCTCCAGAAATACGTCACCGCCCCGCGAGCATCGACCCGCTCTTCACGGCGTTCAGCAGTCAGCTGCGAGATGTAGTTTTGCGCTACGGATTTCGAGAACTCCCATTTGGGGCCATTGCCTGAGATTAGGTGTGCCAACGCATCTTTGAGCAACGGGTTTGAAAATACGATGAGGATCACATACTTTTTCTCGCCTCGACCGACCATCGCATCTGCTCGCGAATACATAAACGGCTGGCGAACGTTCCCAACCATGTAGCCTGTAGAGTCGTGGCCTTTGGTGGCTTTCCATTGGCCTCCGTTTTTGATCACCGATGCATAAACGGACTGCGTGTTGTACCCGGAATCGATCAGGACGTCTCCTTTCCTCACATTGTATCTGTCGGCGATGGTTGCGAGTTCATCGATGTCATTAACCTGTCCGTATTCAATCAACCGAGAATCTCCTCCCGTGAACCATTCGCGCACAACAAACCAAACACTGTTCTGCTGAACGTCGGCAGAGATAAAAACACGACCGCCATTCACCTTTCCGAGTTCGTAATCGGTTGCGGTCGATTCGCTGATGAGATTCGAGGTGTTCTCCTGTAGCAAATCGACCCACGGTTCACCCATTGTCTCGGTGCGCCACATCTTCATCGGCATGAAGTTTCCGAACGACATCTGCCTCTTTGCGGTCAGGAACTCCTCGACGATGGCCTTCCACGCAATCCACGGGGGGATGATTGCCGACCATGTGAAGGACACCTTGTGTTTCGGGGCGCGTGGATTTTGCGGAACCCATTCGGCCGTCTTGATTAACCGCTTGCGCACGATGGGAGTGTCAGCATGAGCATGGTTGCAGTTTGGACACATCAAACGGATAGTGTCTGCAAGCGTGTCAAAGAACCATCGGCCGTCTAAGTGCGTGCGCTCAGAATCCTCCCACGTTAAGTCTTCCCATTTTGGGAACCACGGTTCGCCACACGCGACGCACTTCCAGCGGAGCTTGTTCTGAGACCCTTCGAGGAACGACTGATGCACGATGTCGTTCTCGTTGGATGGCGTTGAGATGAGCACGGTTTTTGACGACCATTGGCCGCGCGTCCTTTTCCGAACCGTATCAAGTGCGCCCGGCGGGTAGTTGCGAACCTCGTCGAGGAAAAGCCACCGAATCGGAACCGACTGCAACTTTGCTGGTGATCCTGCACCTCGCACAAATAGCGGCATCGGGGCAAAGTCGATTGTCATCTTGCGTAACCCTTCACGCTTCTTCGGCATCATCCTTGCAATCGGAGGACACCGCTCGATGGTCGGGAACAAGCGTGTTTCCATGAAGTCCTCCGCGTCGGCTTGGTTTGCCATCACCCACATCGTCGGAGCAGGGTCTTCAGCAATGATCCACGCCAGCGCGACTAACAACGCTTGTGTCTTCCCTGATTGGGCAGCACACATCACCGAGATTTCGGAAACCTCTGGATTGGCAAATGCCTCAAGGATTTCCTTCGTCCACGGTGCTGTATCGGCTCGGTATCGGCCCGGGGCGATGGTCGACATCTTGTCGACCCACACATTGTCCTCGGCCCATTCCCACGGTTGTCGATAGTCCCGATGCGCGAAGATTTCAGCGAGCGTTTCAAAAAACATCTCAGCCCTCGATGATCCATCCCGCAAAGTCACCGAAGCGAAAGATTTCAGTCGCTGGATTCAGCTCAGAAACTTTCAACGGCCGTTGAACGCCACTCAGAGAGAGTTCTTTCGCAATGATTTCATCTGAACAAACTCCCGAAGAGACTTTCCCTGCAAGCGCAAGCCTCCATAAGACTGTTGCAACGTAACCGCTTGAGGCTTCGCACTTGTCGAACACAAGCAATGCCCCTCCCGGTCTTATCTGTGAACGGAGTCGAGCAATCAACCCTTCCCTCTCGGAAGGACAGATAAACATCAGGGTCAAAAAGCAAACTGCCAAATCGAATGGTTTGAAGTCGAATGCTTCAGCGTCAGCGATGCATAAAGTCCCCGGGCCTTTGTACAACGCTGCCATCTGCTTTGAGTTCTCAATCGCAATGAACTCGGCGTTTCGTTCACTTAGAGTTTGCTGCAAAGCACGCCCTACATTCCCTGTGCTCGCCCCGATGTCATACACCCTTCCGTTGTTTGGGATGTAGTGTCGCGCAACATGGGCGATGACATTCGTGGTCAAGTCGTACCACGGCAACTGCTCACGCACATGGTTGTCAAACCCTTGCGCGATTTGATCTGACTTAAATGACCAGTTATCAGGTATTTCCATTTAATCTTTTGGGAGGTATCCAAACATCCGTTTCATTTCGGCGTTGTAGTATCGAATCGGATTTGCGATTTGCCGAGCGATCGCATCACTCACTCCGCTCCCGCCTTGAAAGGTGTCTTTGGCGCGTTTGATGATCCACTTCGGCAGCACGCTTTCTGCCGCCTTTTTGAGCAAAACCTTTCCAGCAGGTGAATCATGTTTGCCAAGTTGGATGACAGATTCAACGAGACCTTGCTCCATGAAGGGAAGCCGACATTCAACGCCAGCAGACATGAATGCCTTGTTGCACCGAACAAAGTTCCCCCGTGCCATCTTTGCCAAACTCTCTCGCCTGAGTTGTTTCACTTCACTTTCTGATGCTGAAGCAGCTTTGATGCAAAACGTTCCGTACCCCCCAAACAGTTCATCAGCGGCCTCCCCTGACAGACACGCTTTGAACCCTCGGCGTGAAATCTCCCGCGCAAGCGGAAGGCATAGCACCGCGATTTCAATCTGGGCTTTGGATGCGATCTCAATGCTGTGCATCGCTTCTTGAATCGCCTTTGCGTCGAAAGTGATTGGAACCTCCACCAATGCAACCCCGAGTTCAGCGCATAATCGTCGCGCACTTTTAGCGTCTTCTGAGTGCTTATCGAACACCGCAGTGAATGCGGTCAAATCGGACGAGTGCTCTCGCGCAAGAGAGAGGATCAAACTGCTGTCGAGACCACCTGAGATCAGGCAGCAAACAGGAGCATCTGCGGTCATCCGCTTTGCAACTCCACTCTTGAGTTGAGAGAGAACTTCAGAGGATGAAATGCATTTCGCATTTGGAAGCGTGTACCATTTGTGCCACTTCGCAGACTGGAAGTGAAATGCGTGCCCAGCTGGAACCGAAACTGGGTTCATGCCTTTCGGGAATGCTTTCCGTTCGCTCGCCCAGTAGAAACATGAACCAACCTTTGCGACATAGAGTGGAACCTTCCCGAACGAATCCCTCGCCAGCCACGTATGCCCCTCCTTGTCAGTCCACGCAAACGCGAACATCCCATCCAACTTGTTCAGAGCGCAAAGGATTCCGTGCCGCTCAAGCAGAGCGCACAGCACTTCTGTGTCCCCGGTTGTCTTGAAGACAAGACCTTCGCTCTCAAGTTCCCTCCTCAGTTCTTTGAAGTTCCAAATCTCACCATTGAACGAGAGGCACGACGACCTTCCGATGAAAGGCTGAGATGACGCATCGCTCAAATCGACGAGAGCGAGTCTAACGTGCCCATGAACAGCCCTGTCTGCCTGATGCAGTCCAATCCCATCGGGGCCACGGTGCTCGATGCGTTTGAGCATCCCCTGTGTCTCCTTTGCAAGTCCTCCGAATGTCCCTGCTATTCCGCACATGGTTTTGCGAGAATCTTGTCACGCACCGTCGCGGCGATTTGGGCCATCATCACAGGAGGAACCGCACGCCCGAGTCGCTCCCATTGCTGGGCGTAGGTTCCTGTGAGCACGAAGTCATCGGGGAATCCGCAGATTCTTTTGAGTTCAGCAATGGTGAACTTCCTTTTCTCGAATGGATGCACAACCGATGCGATCCCCGCACTCCCATGGCTTGCGCAAATGGTAGGTACAGGCTTATCGGGGTGAGCTTTTACGAGGTTGAAATAGCGGTCACTTTGTTCTCCGGGTTTCAAAGTCTCCCATTCCTTCCCGGTGCAATACCGCGAAATGTCCGTTTCCTTTTCAACAAACAGATGCGGTGTTGTTGTGACGGTGCAGCTTGGACGGTCCGTGATTTCACCAACTGAGAACTGGCCCGATGTGTCATGAACCGCTTTCGCAATCCACGGGACAGCATCCCGCACGGTGTAGCGATAAGGCAGCGGAGTTGGATGTGTTGGAGCGATTTTCAAGTCATTCCGTACTCCGACAAAGATGGTCCTCTGCCTTGCTTGCGGAACACCTAGCCACTGCGCATCAAGCACCTTGCAGGACACTTGGTATCCGCATGATTTGAGTTCACGAAGGATTTCAAGAAAGTAACCCTTTGCAGTCCCCTTCACCAATCCTGAGACATTCTCCGCAACAAAAGTCTTCGGCTGAGTGCCACGAATCAGTCGGGAGAACTCAAAGAAGAGATCATCGGTGCGTTGGGCTTTGTCGCTGTACTTCTTCACCTTGCCCCATCCTGCCTCGCGCTTCCCTGCGGTTGAAAAGGAAGCGCACGGAGGAGACCCATCAAACAGGTCAATGTCACCGACACCCATGCCTGTAGCATTCAGAATGTCCTCGGGTTTGACGTTCCTGATGTCTCTACCGTCAACGACTGTGTATGGGGCGCAGTTTGCTTTATAGCAATCCCGTGCTGCATCGATGAACTCAGATGCCCACAACAATCGGAACCCGGCCATGCGGTAGCCTGTCGATGACCCTCCGCATCCTGAGAATGTCGAAACTGCGTTGAGTCCATTCCACGGAAGAGACCGAATCTCGTCCATGCTTGGAACACGGTACGGCGGTTTCATTCAGCTGGTTCGCTTCCTCCGCTCCCTCCGCTCCACCTGTAACCGCATTTCGGGCATTGATGTTCGGTCTCAATGCTTTCGTCGTATGACTCAAAGTCTGCTGGCGAATCGGTTGTGTCCTCAGAAAGTAGTTTTGCAAAATCCTCCTCCGAAAACCCCGTGAGTAGGTGGTCAAGGTCGCTTTCTTTGACGGCCTCGAGTTCGACCTTGAGCATCTCGTCATCCCATCCTCCTCCCAGTTCAGAGAGTTTGTTGTCGGCCAAGATGTATGCTCGGCGTTGGATGTCAGTCAGGTGCGTCAGTCGAATCACGGGGATTGACTCCAGACCGAGTTTGATTGCTGCCATCACTCGCCCATGCCCAGCGATGATCCCGTTCGACTGGTCAATGAGGACAGGGTTGTTGAACCCAAACTCACGAATGGACCCGGCGATTTGAAGCACCTGTTGCTCGTCGTGCCTCTTGGCGTTCCTTGCGTATGGGATGAGATCAGCTGGGCTGATCATTTCGACTTCCCGAGTTGCTTTCCTTTCGGGCGCACTCGCTCGCCCATCTTTCAATTTCGACATAGGTATCACGGATTGCGCGCGTGATTTCCCCTGCGATCTCAGCAGGTTCCATCCCGGAAACTCGGTGCGCGATTGCCGGGCCAATCCTTAACTGAAGCCTCCTCGCTACGTCAAAGGTTTCGTAAAGTTTCATGCGAACGTCATCGATGTGCATCACTTCACCTCTCATCCGTTGCAGTTCGATTTCGAGCTTCTGGTTCTTGAGCCACACTTGCCGGGCCATCTGCCTCGACCTGTCAATCTCCTGCCCATCCTCAGACTTTGAACCATGCGACTCGACCCATTCACGCCATTGCTCGATTGGGTAAAACCCTGACGCATTTGCAGCTGGTGCGCCCTTCTTGAGCCAGAGCTTGATCGCTGGGCGAGTGACTCCAAACATCGTCGCCAACTCCTGCATGGATTTGGCCCACGTTGTCGCCTTGTCATCTTGGCCGCTGAAGTAGTTTTCGACCTGCTGCAGCTGCGCTCGCGTGAGTGCCTTCCCCGACTTCTGCCGCTCGAGGAGGAGTCGGATGTTTTGCGCGGCCACCTTGTCGACCACGGTCTCTTTGCCATTACTCATTTTTGTTAAGTTCGATTTTTAGAATGTGAACGAGGTTCTCTGCCCGCGACCCTTCGGGGAGAGGTCAGTGCTTAAAAATAGATTTCCTGCTGTTTTGCGCCCCCAGCTATGCCCCCCGTCGCCAATCGCACGCAAACACCCCTGCCAAACGAGCAGAAACAGCCATTACTGCGCTCCAATCTTTCTTTGAAGGTGATTTAAGCCAACAGCACTCCGAGATGTCTTCTTGCCGCTCCCTCGTCGTCCCTGCACTTTTTCACCTTTCTCCCTACCATTCACCCCTTCCTTTAGCCATTTACCTCTCCCCCCCTTTAGGGGGGGGGAGAGTAAATGGCGTAGGAAGGGTGATGTGGTAGGAGAGGATGAGTGAGGTAAAGAGTGCATGGGGATGGGTTGTTATAGTTTCAACTTTTACTAATCATCAAGGCGAGCGGTTCGCTTAGGTGGACGGCTTTTGATCCTTGGTTTCTCCTCCTCCTCCTCGTTCAACTCGATGGGTTCAGCATAGGTCCAAAAGACGTGTTCACGGGCGTGGTCGAGTCGAACCCGGTTGGTCACGTTGCCCTTCATGTCCACCAGTCCTGCTCGCCTCCCTCGCTTGCAGAGGGTCAGGGTGAATGCTCCCTGCTCCCCGTCCTTTCGGTCTGGCTCACGTTGGAGGACTGCGATCTCGCGGCTCCAGTTGGTCAGCTCACTCGACCCGGCTCCGAGGTATGCGATGTCGGTCGCGGTGGTCTTCGCATCATTCTTCGGCTTGGCGGTGTGATGAACGAGGATCACCACGCACCCGGTCTCATCGAGGATAGGCTGAAGAGTGTTGCGCAAGAAGACCGACATCGATTTCTGGTCGGCAACGTCCCCGCCGAAATAGGCCATCAGCGGGTCAACGACGACAACCTCCAGAGCGTGCTCCTTGATGAGTTGGCGAAGGATGTTGAGGAACACCTCACCTGTCTTCGTGTTCTCTCGGAAGAAGCGGATGTTGTCGTTCAGAAGGCCGAGGATGGTCGTGTGTCCATGCTGACTACTGCACAGCCAATAGAGTGCTCCCTCCATTGCTTCGCGAACATCGCCCCAATCATTCTCGGCCTGAATCAGTCCGACCTTCATCGGCTTTTGCGCTGGGTGACGAATGCCAAAGAACGGCACCGCGGTGGCCAATGCTGTGGCGAACTGGAGCACGAATGACGACTTCCCTATGCCTGACGAGGACACAATCGTGAGTGACCCTCCTTTGCACAACCAACGGTTGCCGAGGATACAGGTTGGGTCGGGATTGATTGGCACTCTCTGAACCTCGACGAGATTCATTGCCTGTGGGAGGTCACGTCGGCGCATCCACGTCTCGAACTCCTCCCATGTCTCTGGACCACATCTGAGCGAGATGAGGCGTTGCCATTGCTCCCCTCGGCGGCATCCGGGGAGGCGCGAGAATCGACCGGGATTTTTGTTCGCCGGGCAAGGTTTCGCGTCCTCGAGGTAGGTGTAGATGAGATCGCGTCGAGCATCCCACGTTTTGCGGTCAGGCGCATCGACTCTGACCCACCCGTGGTAAGACCGCCCACCGCTGCTCACAATGGCCGTAAGAGGCAGATTGGACGCTTTAAGGATGTGCAGCTGCTCACTCTCGGGGAGGTCATCGAACTCGACGAGCACATGACGGAAGACGCTGACGTTGCTGTCTGCGCCCGTGGTCGAGTCCTCTCGGTACGGGTTCACTCTGATCCATCGTCCGCTGTCTGTGTCGCAAGTGAACGGGTTCTCTCCTGCCTCGATTTGGCTGATGAACCAATCGACAGGTTTGAATGTCCCGTGTGAACCGGGGCGATGTTTGCCATCCTCTCCCTCGATTGCTTGCGTGCAGATGCTGATTGTCTCCCCCGGTAGGAAGGCCGCGCGGAGGAAATCGACTGTGCTTGTCGCTGGGTTCAGCATCGATGGAGCACCGATGCTGACACCAGCTGAGCGGTTGATGACAAACCGCCCTGTCGCTGAGATCACTTCGTGGGCTGAATCGCGCACCTTCGAACCTCGAGCGGTTTGGTGTGGTTTGGATTCAGCCTGAGTGAGTTTGTGCTCGAGTTCGCGTTGACTCCACGGCGGCTGGCACGTGCTGTTCCAGTCTGCAAAGATTCGCATCGCTTCGTCTCGCGATAGTGCAAAGTCGTGGACCAGCACTCTCGCGAGGTCGTAGGTGGTCGAGTGACCACCCTGACCGCTGACCGCGCCCGGCACCTTCGCGGCGTAGGCTTTCGCCCGTTCGTATGGGGTCAGCATTTCGCGTTGAGGAGGTGACGGAGTTTGACGTTCTCCGCGACAAGTTCAGCAATGATTTCGGACGGCGACCCATTGGCCATTAGTTCATCGCGTATCGGTGCAACCGTCCCGTGACTCGGCAGGAGGCTGATGCGTCGAGCGGCCTCGGTGATGAGTTCCGCACGTGCGTCCTTGGTCGTCGCGATGCCTCGGAGCATCCCCGCGAGGATGCCGTTGGAGATGGTTTCAAGACTCATTCGAGCATCGCGGGTGGGGGTGGAAGAGCGGCCCAGTAGACCACGGCGGCGGGTGCTTTGATGTTTGCCCAGCCCTTACTGAGTCGGTGACTGATCGCGCAGAACTCGCGACCTCGTTCGACGACGGCGACGATGACGGGGATGTCGCGTTTGGGTAGCTCGAGACTGGCATCGCGCCAGTACAGTGTAGATGTTGGTGTCATTTGTTGGGGTTGTTGTTTCGGTTGCCCACCGCAACGAGGCCGACAAATACGGCCACTAGTGCGGCGGCGATTAGCCCGGCCCCGAGGCGGTGGAGGTTGTTCATTTGCCGCTTAGGAGTTGGTCTAGTTGAGCTTCCCGAACGAGAGAGGCGTCGAGTTGCCGTTGAAGTTCCGCGTTGCGCCTGTGGAGCACTTGCGAGGCTTGCGGAATCATGGCCTCCAACTCTTGCAC